GCCTAACAGCTTAGACACTCGACCTCAATCTGACAGCAGTCTGCAATGTACGTGCCGACCGCACCATACAGCTCAACTGTAGTGGTGCCATCGCTATACACGTACCGCGTTGCGGTGCCACTGGCGGAATTTCCATTGGCTAAGTAGCAAGGGATCGTCATGGTGACGCCATCCACGCGAATCTCGCATGTGGTGGTGTTGTTGGCCTCAATATGGCCCGTCACCTTGTACCAACCGGCAGAAACGAGCGTAATAACTCCGCTCGAGTTGGTTGGTGGATCCGTTGCTTGAACTTGCACTGCCTCGGTCAGCTGGATAATAGAGCCAGCTCCTGAAGCTTGATTAGCGGGTAAGTTCCACTGATTGACAGCCGGCGCAGTAACACTGGCACCGGCACTAGCGGACTGCTTCTCATGCAAGCTCACACTATACTCGACTTCCAAATACCCGTGGGCTGTGGAGTCTGCACATCCTTCCGCAGTGACCCAGATGCGACCAGCATCATAAGTCTTCAGGTCGGATGTGACGACAGGACCGGCTCGTACGAACTTCTTCTCCTTGGAACAGGGAACCTTGAGCTCGAAAATGCGCCAGGGAGCTCCATCGATGTAAGCCGTCGATTGAGTTTGGGCCACCGCCGTAGCGGGGGCACCATCTAGCGTGTCTGGGTCGTACGAAATGATGATGTTGCCATCAGTGTCCGTACCCTTCAGGTTCTTATATCGAACCGTCAGGCTGTCGAAGTTATAGCGCTCGAAACGCTGGGCAACCCCACTCAACCACGGGAAGCTTTCGGCTATACCGGGGTTGAGGGCGAAGTTGCCCACTACAGCGAAGGAGGCACTACCACTGACGGTAGCAATGCGCTCCTTCTCACGGTGCCGCGAAATTTGCGGACCGTTGCGCGACGATGACATGTTATATGCCACCGAAGCAGATTGGACGTAACGTCCGGTGGCCTGTTTGGCCTGGGCCCCAATGCTTGGCGAGCGTTGGGGTTGTGCGCCTTGCGAGCGCGAGCGGGTGTTTGATCGTTGAGACTTCATTCCCTCAGGGGACATGCCTCGCGCGTTGAAAACGACGTCAGTTGCCAGGTGGCAACGTCGATATCAGGGCCGAGGTCCTCTGTCCCGCTGATGCTGAAAGTCCAACTCGAAAAATACTGTTCCAATTCGTGTTGCATCTCCACATCGATGCCATAAGCGCGCGCGAAAGACTCGCGCGCACAGTCTGTAATGGCCTTGGGGGCCAGACGCTCTAATTGTCTCATTCCCATTGCCTTCAACTCCAATCCGACACGATAATACATGTCGTCAGTCTCTTGCAAGACTATACTGTCGTTGCCCCTTGTCCGCACCAGTTCTGAGCCGGTTGTTCATCGCCACGGGGTACAAGCATTGCTGCCATCCCCCAGACATCCGTGGCAGGCGCCAGAGAGGTCCGCAG